GTAAGAATTAATCAAAATATTTATGATGAGATAAGCGGTCATCTAATGGAAAAATTAAATGACATATCTGTTGGTAAGTATGATATTATCATTGTCTCTGGATCAACTCTTCCATCTAATAGATGGGCTAGGTTTGAATACTATATGCAGCTTTACCAGAGCGGTCTGATTGATCAAATTGAAGTTTTAAAACAAACGGATGTTGCTGATATGGAAGGCGTACTGGAAAGAGCTGGTCAAATGCAAAAACTCATGCAGCAGGTTCAGCAGCAGGAAGAACAGATTAAAAAATTAGAAGGCGATCTACAGACTGCACAGCGTGAATCTATCCATGATAGAAAAAGAGTTGAAGTTAAAGAATTTGAAAAGAAATTGGCTAAAGCAGAAGCAAAGGCTGAAATGGCTACACAGCTATATAAGTCAAGAGCATCTGATGAACTTGCTAAACTTAAAGAAGAAGTTAAGGAAGTAACAAAGTCAGTGGACAAAAAAGTAGGCTTAAAAGAATAACAGCGGATGCTGGGAGAATACCAATTCGCAAGGAGTAAATAATGGCTGAAACACAAGAAGCAAGAATAGAAACTGATCAAACACCGTATGGCTACGAGGTGGAAAAAGCTACGATCCCATTAATGGATGTAGAAACACCTGCAGGTGATCCAGCAAAACCAGAAGGTTTTGATGTAAACGTGAGCCAACCAATGGTCAGTGAAACGCCTGTCTCAGGACAAGAACAGGCTGAGAGCTTAGGAAGTCCTGAACAAGCACCTGCAAAAGAAGACTCGAGTAGATTTGAATATTGGCAAAGTCAGGCAGACAAGGTGAGGAGCGAACTATCGAATGCACAGCAAGAACTTGATTATTATAGAAGTTTAGCACAGCAGCAACAGTCAACGGTCTCCAATGGAAACCCTAATGGACAACCCCAACAAGAAATGGGAGTTCAACAGAATTCATTGCAGGCACCCGTCAAACCAACAAAACCAGTCAGCTACAACGAGGTCGATGCGTATAACGATCCTGAGAGTACATCTTTCAAGTTTCGTTTAGAGAAAGAAAGATACCAAGACGATTATATGGGATTTCTTGAACAAAAAGATGAAGTCAGAGAGCGTGAAATGCGAGCTCAGTATGAGCAAGCATATGCTCAACAGCAAACTAATTTGGTTAAAAACAATGCTATGTCTCATGCAATGGGCGGCTATGGTTTTGATCAAATAAAAGCTGGAGACTTTGTTAATTGGGCAAGTAACCCAAACAATGTAACCGTTGATCATCTTATCAAACTCTATATGATGAAAGATGCACCCGATGCACGGGTGGAGCAGAAAAAACAAGAAATGAAAAAGTCGCAAGAGGTTCTTGCAATGCCAAGATCAGCAGCAGTTGAAACTGGTACTGCAGAGTCTCCACAGAGCGATGAAGACTTGTTTAATAATGCATTACTCTTTGGTAATAAAAGATAGAAGGAGTAAATCATGGCTGCAACTGAAAAGTTATTAAAAGCCTCTGGTGTACTTTATACTGATCGAAGGAATTTCTACGTTGATCCTCAAGTTGTTAAAGAACTTTGGACTGACGTGGCACCGTTTACTACGGTGGTTTCTAATAGAGAACAGCGTAAAGTACCCGACCCGATTTTCAAAATGTTTGAACATCGGAATCCGTGGCATAAGCAGTATTTCCTATGTAATAGTGATACTGATAATCTTGACTCGGATAATGTTACCAATACAACTATTACTGTCGATGGTAATGTCAATTGCAATATCGATGATAGTTTAGTTGGGGCAATCTGTGAAGTATGGACAACAAGCTATGGCAGTAAAAAAGCCATTGTAAGAGTTGATTCTGTAACAAGTTCAACTGTTATTGTTGTTAATACATTATGGACAAGTTCTGGTAGCGATATTGCATTAGTTGATAATGACATTTTTGAGATTATTGGTAATGCACAAGGTGAAGGTACAGCATCACCTGAAGCATGGGCTGATGAACTTAGTGTTGTTTGGAACTCTTGTCAGATTTTCAAAACACCGCTACAGGTCACTGGAACATTGCTTGCTGCATCATTGCGTGGCGAATCTTCTGAACTTGCACGTTTACGTGCTCAGAAGAATCAAGAGCATAAAATGCAAAAAGAAAAAGCGTTCTTATTTGGACATAGAGTTGGCGGAACAGGTCTTGAACTTCAAGGCGGTGACTCCAGTTCTGAATCATTTGCTGATGGCGGAGTAGCCGATGCAGACGGTAATCTTGTAAGAACATGCTACGGCATCTTGAAAGCTATAGAAGACTATGGCGATTCAAGTGGCGACGATCAGAGTATATTTTCTATAACTGAAGCAAGTTATTCCTATGGAGACTTTGTTGATGATATGGAAAAAGTATTCCAGTACGTACCAGAATCTGGCGTTAAGCGAGCTTTCTGTGGTGCTGGAGCACTTAGTTACTGGTCCAAAATGGCTGGATCTAGCGGAATGGCTGGAAATTCTGGCTGGACTGTTAACTTGAGCGATATGAAACGTGATTCGCTTGGTTTTAATTATAAAATGCTTGAGACACCTCATGGAGTTTTACAATTAATTCCAACCCCTGCATTACGTGGAACTTCCTATGGCAAGAAAATGCTTGTAGTAAGTGATGAAAACTTGTTTCATGCTCAGTATCGTTCACCAATGTATCAGACAAATATTAAGACTGATAATGCACTTGATGCAGTAAAGGATCAATATTTTTCTGACGAAGGTGTTGGTATACAGTTGATTGAAAGTCACAAACTGTTTTCAATTAGTTAAGGGGGTCAATTATGGCTAGACCTTACTTAGGCGGTTCAAACGCAGGTATAAAAGCAGTAAGCTCTGATGCGTCTTTAGTCCCTGCTGATTCTGGTAAAACTATACTAATGGCTGCAAATGGAATTGATATAACTCTTCCATCTGCTGCAAAAGGTATGGAGTTTACTATTATTCAGTCAGGTGATTACGATACAGCAGTATGTACTATTGTTCAAGCTGCCGCTTCTGAGGATTTTTATGGAGCCATATACGGCTCTACTCAGGGCGAAAGTGCTGGAACAGATGGTGATGTAGCAGCAGCGGCTAATACCAAAATAACCTTTTCATCTGCTTCTTTAAAAGGAGACAGAGTAAGGTTGGTTTCTGACGGAACTGGTTGGTATGTAGAAGCTTTTGCTCAGAATTATGCTGGCATAACGTTTGACAATTAAACAGACTAACTCGAGGGGAGAGTAACATCTCCCCTCGAACTGAGGAATTATGACACAGAAACAGTTAATAGAAACAGTGCAACAACATCACCCAGAGCTGGGGGAGACGCAGATACGTATATTTTTAAATAAAGCTTTGGATGAGTTTTGTAGAAAAACAAGAATTTTAACAACAGCATATCAATTTACTACAACAGAAGACCAAAGATATTATGCTCTTGATGATGCAATATTAGAAGTATTATCTGTTGATTTTGATGGATATGATATTTACAGATTATCTGGTAGACCAGAAGTAAGAGATTTAACATAATGGCATATAATAGAACAAAAGATGAGGTCTATTGGTTAGAGCGTGATGGAATTGCAATAGCAAAACATAATGTAACTGGAAATAGTCCAGCATCAGAATATACAGGACCAGCTGCTGATAAAACTGTAACAATTTTTGCAATAAAAAATGATGAAAATTTTGTAGCTAGTGGTACTGGAATAATAATGACTGAATCTCCTGCTATACCAGATGAGTTTCATGATGCTTTAGCACAATATGCTATTATGAAAGGTTATGAAACAAAACCAGAAGCAATTCAAATGGCTGGTTATTTTAGGCAACAATGGGAAATGTGTATACGGGAAGGCAAGAAATATGCAAACACAGGTAGAGATGGTTCTTCATTAAGTATAAAAGGGTATGATTACTAATGAATGAAATTAGTGCACATACTTCTATGTCTGACTTCGCTGAAGTTATTGATACTAGTAATTTAAACTGGGATCAAGCTATTGCAAGTTGGGAAGATATAATAATGGAGTTTAAAGTACCACTTACTTTTACGGAGGTTACAATTTCATAATGGCAAATTTTAAAACACAAGTAGAAGATTTAATTGGTAGTGTAGGAGATGATGCTCTTATTACTCAATCACTCTTAGATATAGGTGGAGAAATAATTGCAGCACTTCCAAATAATAAATTATTATCATCATCTCTAGCTGCATCCATTTCTTCTGGCGGAATAGGAGTATCAGATAAAAAAGTTTTATCAGTAGATAAAGACGATCTTCCAGCTAAAAAGGTTACAGTAAATCAGAAAGCGAGATATAATGATACTGCTTCTATTTATGCTGCTACAGATACTAATCCCGTTTATTATATAGAGTCTGAAAAATTATATGTTAATGGAGCTGCTGGTTCTGGTCCTACATCTGGTGTATTGCATTATGTACCTAAACTTCCAGTAAACTCAGCTGGAAGTGCTCTTATATCAAATACAAGTGATGGGGTATCAAATTTTCCTTTAGAAGCGGAACATATACTTATACTTGGTAGTGCAGTTAGATGCTTACAAAGATTAATGGCTGACAAATCATCTAGTTTATCTGATTTAGATATTACAGCTGTTGCTCCAGTAGCACCTGAGTCACCTAGTTTCACTAATCCAGATATAACATCTACAACATTAAATAATTTAGGCGTTCCTCCAATTTATACATCACCCTCTACAACTATTAGTGGCGTAGCTTGGGCAACAGAATACCCCTCTCAAGCAAGT